AAGAAATAGAAACGGACAAACAAGTTCTGGCCTCTACTCTCTTTTCATCCCTATGGAATGGAACTACGAAGGATTCATGGATACTTTTGGATTACCTGTATTCATTACGCCAAAAAATCCAACGCTCGGAATTGATAATATCCCAATTGCAACGGGAGTAATTGAGCACTGGGAAAACGAAGTAGATGGTTTAAAGGAAGATCCAGATAGTTTAAATGAATATTATAGACAATTTCCACGTACAGAAAAGCATGCGTTTAGAGATGAAATTAAACAAAGCTTATTTAATTTAACAAAGATCTATGAGCAAATAGATTATAATGAAGAGATTAATAATTTAGCTAATGTTACTACAGGATCTTTTCATTGGGAACATGGGGTTAAAGATACAAAAGTATCATTTGTGCCAAATAAAAATGGAAGATTTAATATTTCTTGGATACCTCCAAAAAATTTGCAAAATAATATAATTTTAAAACATGGATTTAAATACCCTGGAAACGATCATATCGGAGCATTTGGTTGTGATTCTTATGATATTAGTGGTACTGTCGATGGTCGCGGGTCTAAAGGATCACTTCATGGATTAACAAAGTTTTCTTTAGAAGATGCACCTGCTAATCACTTTTTTTTAGAATATATAGCTAGACCTGAAACTGCAGAAGTATTTTTTGAAGACGTGCTTATGGCTATGATTTTTTATGGTATGCCTATACTAGCAGAAAATAATAAACCTAGACTATTATATTATATAAAAAGAAGAGGTTATAGATTGTTTTCTATAAATAGACCTGATAAGGTTTGGAATAAATTGTCAGTATCTGAAAAAGAAATAGGTGGTATACCTAACTCTAGTGAAGATATTAAACAAGCTCACGCAGCAGCTATTGAAGCATATATAGAAGACCATGTGGGGTTTAGAAATGATAGTCATGGAGACATGTATCATCAAAGAACACTAGAAGATTGGACACAATTTGACATTAATAATAGAACAAAACACGATGCTTCTATTAGTTCTGGTTTAGCTATTATGGCTTGCAATAGAACTAAATACAAACCAACAGCTCAAAGACAGTCTAAAAAAATAGATTTAGGATTTAAAACATATGACAACAAAGGTCATGTTTCAAAAATAATATAATAGATGATTTACACTAATACACAAAGCTCATTCCCTAATCAAGTAGTTCCTCAAGAAGAGAAAATGTCATTAGAATATGGATTGATGGTTGGACGTGCTATAGAAGGAGAATGGTGGGCTTCCGGCGTGGGTGGAGCTAGATACACAAATAACTACAATATTTTTCACCGTAGAAGATTATACGGTAGAGGCGAACAATCTATTCAAAAATATAAAGATGAATTATCTATAAATGGAGATTTAAGTTATCTTAATTTAGATTGGACACCTGTTGCTATTATTCCTAAATTTGTAGATATAGTAGTAAATGGAATGTCAGAAAAAGTATATGATATAAAAGCTTTTGCTCAAGATCCAGCATCTCAAAAATCTAGAACAGATTACGCAACTAAGCTGCATAAAAATATTATGAATAGGCAATTACTTCAAGCTATTCAACAGCAGCTTGGGGTAGATTTAAGTGAGGTTAAAGAAATACCTGAACCACCAGAATCTGAAGAAGAATTAGAAATACATCTGCAGTTAGATTATAAACAATCTATAGAAATCGCCGAAGAAGAAGTTATAAATACTGTTTTAGATAGAAATAAATTTGAATTAACTAAAAGAAGATTTTACAAAGACTTAGTAGAAATAGGTATTGGATGTGTAAAAACTAATTGGAATAGATCTAATGGTGTTACTGTAGATTACGTAGATCCTTCTAATTTAGTATATTCATATACAGATGATCCTAATTTTGAAGATATTTATTATGTAGGAGAAGTTAAAAATATTTCTTTGCCAGAACTTAAAAAAGAATTTCCTAATCTTACTAAAGAAGAATTGGAAATGATTCAAAAATTTCCTGGCAATACTAATTATAGAAGAAATTATAGAGGTAATAGAGACGATGATACAGTGCAAGTTTTATATTTTGAATATAAAACATATGCTGATCAAGTTTGGAAAATAAAGAAAACAGCAAATGGCTTAGAAAAACAAATAGAAAAACCAGATACTTTTGCTCCACCACCAAACGATGGTTTTGAAAGAGTAAGTAGATCTATAGAAGTTTTATACCATGGAGCTAAGATCTTGGGTCATCCAATTATGCTTGACTGGAGATTATCAGAAAATATGACGCGTCCTAGTTCTAACTTGACCAAGGTTAATATGAACTACACCATATGTGCTCCAGACTTATACAAGGGTAGAATAACTTCTTTAGTGGAACGTATGATTACTTTTGCCGACATGATTCAGTTAACTTCTTTAAAGCTTCAGCAAGTTTTATCTCGTATGGTTCCAGATGGTGTTTATTTAGATGTCGATGGACTAGCGGAAGTAGATTTAGGAAACGGAACAAGTTACAATCCTAAAGAAGCTTTAAATATGTACTTCCAAACTGGTAGTATTGTAGGTAGATCAATGACTCAAGACGGAGATATAAACCCTGGAAAAGTTCCTATTCAAGAATTAAGTAGTAGTAATGGGATGGCTAAAATTCAAAGTCTTATTCAAACATATCAATACTACTTACAAATGATAAGGGACGTTACCGGTCTTAATGAAGCTAGAGATGGTAGTAATCCAGATAAAGATGCATTACTAGGGTTACAAAAACTAGCGGTAGCACAATCAAATGTAGCAACTAGACATATATTAGACGCAGGATTATATCTTACTCTTAGAGCTTGTGAAAACATTGCTTTACGTGTTTCAGATTCTTTAGAATTTGGGTTAACAAACGAAGCTTTGGTTAATAGTATTAGTTTGTTCAATGTAGCTACTTTAGAAGAAATAAAACATTTGCATTTATATGATTTTGGAATATTCTTAGAATTAGAACCAGATGAAGAAGAAAAGCAAATACTTGAGCAAAATATACAAATAGCTTTACAAGCAGGTGGTATAAACCTACCTGATGCAATTGACATCAGACAAGTCCGTAACTTAAGATTAGCAAATCAAATGCTTAAACTTAAACAAAGACAAAAAGCTCAAGCTGATCAACAGCAACAAGAACGAATGGTTCAAATGCAGGCTCAAGCTAGTGCTAAAGCAGCTGAAGAAGCAGCTATGTTTGAAGTTCAAAAACAAGAAGCTATAGCTCAAACTACTTTGCAACTTGAGACGGGTAAAAGTCAACTAGAAATGCAAAGATTAGAAGCTGAGTTTGGTCATAAAATGCAATTAGCAGAACAAAAATTTGGTTTTGATATGCAGTTAACCCAAGCTGATGGAGCAAAGCAATCCGCAAGAGAAGCTGAAATTGAAGCCAGAAAAGATCAACGAACTAAGTTAGCCGCAAGTCAACAAAGTTATATGATAGATCAAAGAAAAAACAACTTGCTACCTAAAGACTTTGTAAATGAAGACGAAAATATTGGTAATATAAATTTAGGATCACCAATAGCTTAATATATAATTATATAATATCATATCATGGAAGAAACAAAACAAGAAAACATCCCACAAGAGGGTGAGTTTAAAATGAAGAAAAAACCAGGAAGACCTAAAAAATTAGCAAATAAAAAATTAGAAACTCCTAAAATAGAAATTAAAAAACAAGAAGATGCCGTTCCAGAGTCAAGCCCAGAGAAAGTGGATGTACGCGAATTACCCAAGGATGGCGGAGAAGTGGGAGAGACACACACCAAAGAGTCAGAAACTTCCCAAGCGAAAGAAGAAGAAATAAAAACTGAAGCTCCTTCTATAACAGAAATAACAGAAGAAGAATCAGAAACAATCGCTACTCCAACACCAATCGCAAAAGAAGAAATTCCTACACCTCAATTACCAGAAAACGTAGAAAAACTAGTTAACTTTATGAAAGAAACTGGTGGAGACATAAATGACTATGTAAGATTGAACGCGGATTACACTAATGTAGATGATGATGCATTACTAAAAGAATATTATAAAAATACTAAACCACATTTAGATTTAGAAGAAATTAATTTTTTAATGGATGAACAATTTAAAGTGGATGAAGATTACGACGAAGAGCGAGCCGTCCGTAAAAAAAGACTCGCAAAAAAGGAAGAAGTTGCAAAAGCTCAAAAGATTTTAGA